ATGCGCCTTGTATGACGTTATCAACAATCTGTCCTTTGTGCGGTACGCGGAGTTCTTTCATATTCTCGCCGCAGACAAGTCCATTGAAGCATACGAATCGCAGGACGCCAGACAGCATCTGATATGCCGATGTGCCGTCGTGAGAATTGACCAGAATGATCTCGTTTGCTTCCGTGCCATTGATCTCGCCAGCACGGCGTAAGCGAATCATGTGCTTCGTGAATTCTGCCTTACCGGGAATCCGCGTTGAACCCTGTGCAACTGCGAACGGTTGAAACCCTTCTTTCCGCAGACCATCCAGAACATGGCCAGTCGGGATATAGGTGTAACGCTCACTGCGTGATGTGTGCTTCTCTTCAGCAAACACGGAAGGCGCAACACTCGCAATCTCAGCATTCGTGAGCGGGTAGTCACGACGAAGTGAACCACCTGCGAAACCACCACGACCAGCCAGACGTTGGGATGCTTGCATGACATTGCTCCTGAGTTATTGATGAACCCTGCGACAGTGCAGGGGTTAGGACCTGTGCCCTAACCTGTGGACTGTCAGAACGAGTCCTCATACCACATCGACTCTGCCAAAATACAGGCAAACTCAAACGAAAAGCACTCATAGTGTCCGTGTTTCTCTGACTCAACACACCACATCCCATTAGCTTTCCAGATATGACAACTCATGATTAGCACCATACGATGGTTGCGGGATCAAACGTCAGAATTTTCAAGTGGATAAGCTTGCCACTGTGACACCTGTAATCGACAGATACCAGAATGGCAAAACGGCAGCATACGAATTGGTAAAACCAGCCTTCGCGTTCCATGACTTGCTCCTGTTACCTGTCGGTTTCGACAGTTCTTAGTCTAGACTCTCTGCGCGCAAAGGCAACCGCGCAGAGAGAACAATTTATTCCAATCATTCAGTTGTTTGAGCGGTTTCCTCCGTCTGGATTTCGGGAACCGTAAGACGTGAGCGGAAAGCATCGATGAAAGGAGTAGACTTCTCTTTATTGTCACGAATCGGCATGATTACCATGAAAGCTTGGTCCGTGAATTGAATGATGCTTGCAGCATTGGGGCCGTTCTGATACAGGTTCAGGCATGCAATCTTGGAGCCATTGTGAAGTTTGTTCACCTTCTGGGCAGTGGCAATGTATTCCGGGTTGAAGCATGCGGGACGCTCTACTTGGTTAAGCGCTTCTACCACTTGTGACTCATAGCCTTGTTCCATATTAAACTTGGGCGGATAGGTTGCTCCCGGGTTAGATATGTCTTGGACGCATACAGTGGCAGGGTCGCTATAGCTAGTAGCAGTCCACTCGCGCGGAGTGAAGTGAGGCATTACCCGCGTATAGTCGGGGAATCTGCCTGCGATGCAGTCAAAGCCGATAGTGATCGACACTCCATCGCGGAGAGTGCATCCCTTGTAATCGTTAAAGTCTGTCTCGCCAATTCGCTCGCCAACGTCCACGTACCAAAACGCGTTCTTCGGCTTCGCCCGTTCGATCACATCGCGCGGGATGATAAACGAGCCAGTGAAGGTATTGTTTGTCTCATAGTCTTCAATGTAGAGAATATGGCCATTAGTGCCAGACACCCGCGTAACAGTGGGCGAGCATTCTACATATACTCCATTCAGATAATAGCGAATGTCTTGCTTGGCACAGGCGAGAAGTGCGCTAGCCAGTTGTTCGCCACGCAGGCATACAGTTTGATTCGACATTTGATTCTCTCCTTAAGTGATGGACTCTTCAGCGTGGACATAATCCACGGACACAGGGTACTAACCCTGTGTTTCGTCCTGATTAGATGTAAAATGTAATTGTGTTCTTATCAAACTCATAGGTTAGTGCGGACTGGCGCACATATACGTACCAGTTACCTTTCTCCTGAAATACGCTGAAAGCTTTATCACAGAATTCATTAGCAAATTGATTCATCCGCATTTTGGTCGTGGCGGACTTCCATCCGCCAGTGTTGAGAGTGACGCGGCGAATCTCACTTTCAGGGAAAGCATGGGAGATCACGTCTTCAACCTGCGCAACACATGTGCCACGATAAAAGCCCTGAATGCGGCGCGGGTTGAGTGCAGGGATACGTTCCACTTTGGTTTGTACACCGCGAAACACCTGAGTTTGTGCCATGACAGTTAGCCCCTGTAAATTTGACGTTCAATGCTCACAATCAATTCATTCATGCGCTCACTGGCATGAGTGTCTTTGTCGTGGGATAGCTGGCTCTCCCACAGGACGACTAGTGCATTGATAACCCTGTGCCAGTCGTCGGTGCTGAGTGTGGCGGATTCCATGACATTCTCCTTACAGGATTGCATTAAGTGCCGACAGAACAAGCACTACCACTGTTAAGCAAATGATGAATTTAAGCATGACCAGTGATCTCAACGCGCACGCCGTAGAAGTCACGGATAGCATGGTTGCGCCAGTAACGCGTAGAGAGGTCTGCAAGGCGCCTTGCTTCGGCGCGGGAACGAGCATGACAGAGGATTGCGCCGGTGGCGGCGTTGACTACCAGATAGCTAGTGGTAAGCATGACATTCACCTTTAGCAGTTGCGTTCGAAACGGTTGATGTAGTGTTGCTGGTCTGCATCATTGTGAGCCTCTTCGATCGCGTTGAGACGCTCACGAAGGAGAGACACCAGACATTCGACGTCAGTGAGCATATCCACCGGGTCGCGGCGGAGAGACGTAGTGAGTGCAGAACGAAGCCAGTCAGACGTAGCAGGACAGCTTGCTACCGCTTGAATGACCAGATCGACCTCAATGAGGGTGCTAGTCGTGCGAGTCATGATTGTTCACCTTGGAATTCAGCGATTGCGGCGCCCACTTCGTCTCGCGCCGCCCATGCTATGCGAAACAGCACGACTGCGGTGGCGAATGCATCTTCCTTGCTGTCTGTCTCATACCGTACGCTTTCATTCTCTAAGCCACATTCGTACAGACGGACTACGTAGCAGGCATATTCGACATTGCGATACACCTTCACGGCAAGCTCTGATACGCGAAGGGTCTGTAGAAGGCGATTGGTTGCCATGACACTTGCTCCTTTGGTTTGTTGGCCCTGACTGCGGCGTGTTTCCCTACTGGGAGACTCTAGTATAGATAGCCACAAGAGGAATATCTCCCCTCTTTTAAGCATACCACTGATAAAAATCACTCTTCTAAGCCAGATAAGGGTTACACCATACATAGGGGCGCTCAAAGCGCCCCTTATCTTGTGTGCTCTTACAGTTAGTGCGCTCGTTGATATTCGTTAGTGTGCTAATGATTAGTGGATGAACTAATCTCACTACACTCAGGCATGTGCGTGCATGTGCATACACACATAGCAAAACATTGATAACACCCATTATGTCAAATAGTATCAATATACTGTACATATACACAGTGAATAGCGCGAATGTACGTGCTTTTCTACCACTATGCGGGACGAAAAGAGGACCCAGAACCGCATGGATTCCCGCCCGCCTTCCGCCGCTGCCGACCCTTCCCCCTCGCCAGAATTTTTTTGGCCAGCCTTGAGAACTGTAATAAATATCAAAAGGATGCAAGTCTCTCCAATCGGGCCTTACAGTAAGTTGTGGTAACATGCAGTAAGTGATACGAGCTTGCATATAGGGGGGGGGATAGATGACGAGAGATGAGATGGGAGGAAAGCTGCGGGTTCTGGGGATGAGTCAGGTGGATTTCGCGACGGTGTTGGGTGTTGCGGTGACGACGGTTCATCACTGGAAGGAGATTCCGAAGTACGTGGAGATCATCATTTACTTGATGGAGCAGGTGAAGAAATTGGGGGGCAATCATGTCGCAGTCGCACAGAAGTGAGCCGGTGAAGAAATTGGGGGGCAATCATGTCGCTGTGTCATGAAACCCTGTCGATCCTTCGGGACTTGGATCGGCGGGTGATGGAACTGGAGAAGACCATAGCCATCCTGAAGAGGCGGTATGAGTTGCTGGAAGTCTTGCGTGACAAGCAGGAAGAGCAGGATACGCAAGATAGCTGGATACACCGCTTCGTTGCTGCGGCGCATGATTACCGGAATGCTGCCGTTGGCGTGAACGACAAGTTCCAGAAGCTGGTTGAGATTGCCCGGGAGGCGCCATGATCTCGGCACAGGAAGCGAGGGGGTTGCTGCCGCTGGATATGGCGGGGGAATTGAAGAAGCTGGAAAAGCTGATATGTGAAGTCAGCCGGAGTAACAGAACGTCTGTAGCTATAGATTCAGGGATATGGGGGAAGCCGAGTAATGCGGACGATTCCAAGCTGTGGACGATGTGTGTGTCGGTTCTGGTGCAGCAGGGATACAGGGTCGATTATGATGCGCAGAATTTCATTACCCGGATAAGTTGGGAGAAGTAAATTCCAATGGATACGATGGATATGTGGGTATTCGGTATATGCGGGGTGATTATGTTTATCGCCATCGTGTGTTTGTATGTTATCTGGGATGCAGATGAGTGAGTTCCTGATAATGGCGGGTGAAGTTTGGGCGGTGGGGATAGCGGTATCCCTAGCGATTGTTTATTTCACGGTGAGTTGAATATGACGCAAGAAGAATGGCTCTTGAATCAACAGGAGTGGGACGAAAAGAATAGGGTGTGGAAGGCGGAGTTTGAAACACTGGTTGGGCGGACTATCGCGTCTGTAGAGTACGAAAACCATACTCTTAACTTCACCGACGGTTCATCGTTTGAATTCGGAGACCACTTTGACGAAGGTGGTCTGTACTGGAACATTATTGAGAGGGATGCATGACAACAGCAGCACAGGCAAGGGCAAGGGCAGATTCGGCAGTGGCGTTCGCAGCAAGCGGGCCGCTGAGAGAAGTGTATGGTCAGGTTGACTATGTGGCGAACGCAGGAGGCGGGAGCACGGTTATCGCTTTCGCACCGTTCACGTTTCCGCCCGGTGGGTCTACAGACCCGGCGGCTGCACCGTTCCTGAACCAGTTGGCGACGGATGGTTTTACGCTGACGGCTGAAGTCTTGGGCGATGGGACTACTTGCTTACGGGTGACATGGTGAGAATAGAACGTTGTGAAGTGGATGTGTTCAGGCCGGTCGTGATCATGCTGGAGAGCGGGGATGAGCTTGGGGTATTAAAACTTCTCATGTGGGCTGTTATAGACGACGAGGACAACGGCCCGCCGACGCAAGCGATGGCGAAAAAGATTCTCGACATGCTTGGCAAGGCGGGCGTGTGAACATCTATCTCTTCATCCTCATGTGTCTGGTGTTCGGCGCACTTTCAAAATAGGAGTTGCGATGTACGTGGATAAAATGGCTGAAGTCTTCACGCCAAAGAGGATCGTGCTGGAGACGCCGGAAGACTTGGAAAAGATGCGAGTACTCATGTCTATCGTGTATGACAGTGAGACAAAACGCATGCCCTACAATCACGTTTCTGAATACCAAGTTTTCGCGGATGCAATTCAAAAACTTTTGGCGGAATCATGATCGACCCTCTTATGGCTTATTTCCTCATGCTGATCGGTATGGGTGAAGAGTATGGCGGCTGGGTGATTCTGGGGATGGCGACCCTTGTCGCTGCCTTCATGGCATTCCGTATCTACGTCACGAAGAAGGATGAACCTCCGCTATGAACATGTTCGAATTCGACAGGTTTGTTGAGGCGCACACATTAGTGGCTCAGACTCGTGTGCATCCTTCAGATGTCCGTGATGCGCAATACATCGAGCGTATGGTAAAGGACAATCACCGGATGATGCTTGCAGACAAGATAGTTGGCATGACCCACGAACAGTGGAAAGGAGATGGCTTCTACGTCACGTACAGGTCAGAGATTCTGGTGGTGACGCCGAATGAGCTTGCACAGTTCATCCAGCGAGAAGCGCTCGACCTCTCCGCGAGAATGAGGCCGCTTACACCATGAACCAGAAGGCAGTCAGGAAACACATCTGCGAACGGCTTGCTCACGGCGAGCCGATTCAGCGCATTCTAGACCCTCAGCCGAAGATTCTGCGGTATGAGGACGGACAGCCTGTGTACGATCCTGATTTCGTGAAGCCTGACTTGCCAGACTGGAACATGGTGGTGGAGTGGTTGCGACAGGATGAACAGTTCCGGTTGGAGTGGGAGCATGCGAAGAAGATGCAGGCGGCGTTCCTCAGTGACCAGTTGCTGGTGCTCAAGGAACAGGTCTTGTCCGATCCCAAAAATGCCTCTGCTTACAAAGTCGCATATGAGATGGTTAAGACATCTGCGATGTGGGGCGACTCGAAGTATTCCGATCGCACCATTCAGGATATTAAGAATTCAGTTCCGCAAAACTCGGAAGAAGTACAGGCTCGGATTCTCCAGCTTGAGGAAGAACTGGGGTTGGCTGGTAATCGTACAGTCAACGTGCAGGCAGTAGAAGTGAAGAAGCAACCGTCACCGGCACAACTGGCGCACCGCGCCAAGTTAGGCCAACTCGCCAGAGAGCGAAATCTAGCAATGAAGGGAAAGAGCCGTGGAAAGCCCAATACTAAGCCCGAGTGATGCGCACGAACTAGCTGAGTTCAAGGCTCTGTTAGCCGTGCGAGCGGAGTGGCGTCGTCGCCTGCGAGAAGGTCTCTCGCTGGAATACGACTACAGGTCCGTGCATGATCGGGTGTATCAGGATTCCATCGATGCTTACGCCCGAACAAAAACTGTTGAAGCTTCAGGAACTGAAACGCCTGAAGCGTGACTTCTCGCTTTTCGGATACGAACCCTATGAAAAACAGAAAGACTTCCATGCCGCTGGGGCCACTGTTCGGCAGCGATGTCTTATGGCAGGGAACCAACTCGGCAAGACTTTCGCGGCGGGATGTGAGACGGCCATGCACCTTACGGGCTTATATCCCGAATGGTGGGAAGGCAAGCGCTTCAATCGCGCGACGCGAGGTTGGGCGGGTTCTAAGAACGCTGAAGTTGCCCGCGATGGTGCACAGCGGATTCTACTCGGCCCCACTAACGCGCTCGGGACTGGAACGATTCCACGCGATCGTATCGTGGAAATTAAGAAGGCGCGCGGCGTCCCTGATGCCGTTGAGTCCGTATTGGTCAAGCACACTTCCGGCGACACGTCCCTTCTGGTCTTTAAGGGCTATTTGGACGGACGGGAGGCGTGGCAAGCAGAAACACTGGATTTCGTTTGGTTCGATGAAGAACCGCCACAGGATATTTACTCCGAAGGTCTCACACGGACGAATAACACGAAGGGTATTGCGTACCTGACCTTCACTCCCCTGATGGGGATGACGGCAGTCGTCAGGCGCTTCAAGGACCGGGAACCCGGGACCCTGTTGACCCAGATGACGATCGATGACGCAGGCCACTATACACAGGAAGAACGTGAACAGATTGTCGCAGCGTATCTCCCGCACGAACGCGAAGCGCGCGCTAAAGGTGAGCCGATGTTCGGCAAGGGGCGCGTTTTCACTACCGAAGAGTCGATGCTTGCCGAGCCTCCGCTTGATGAAATCCCTGAACACTGGCTCCAGATTATCGGGCTTGATTTTGGTTGGGACCATCCTACGGCTGCGTCCCGTATTGCCTATGACCCGGAAAACGACGTTATACACGTCGTATCTGCCTACCGCCAGCGCCAGCAAACTCCTGTTATACACGCGTCCGCCCTCAAGCACTGGGGCGGTTGGCAACCGGTTGCGTGGCCGAAGGATGGGCTTCAGACGGACCCGGGTTCCGGTCTTCAGATTGCGCAGATATATCGGGATGAAGGTGTCAACATGCTCTCGGAGCACGCTCAATTCCCCGACAAGCGCGGTATCGGGGTGGAGGCGGGCCTTCTGGAAATGCAGCAACGCATGGACACAGGCCGATTTAAAGTGGCGGCTACGCTGAACAACTGGTTCGAAGAATTCCGGGAGTACCATAGAACCTTGGATAAGAACGGTCTCAGCCAGATTTACGATAAGAACGAAGACTTGATTTGCAGCACGCGGTACGCAGTGATGATGTTGCGATACGCCATGTCGGCGTACTC